ATAATCATAAATATCAATCTCTAAATATTTTATATCTGATAAATTCACTACAATTAGTTTAATACGGTTCTTTAAAAACAGTTCGTTTCTCTCTAATGTTTTCTGAATTTTCCTATCATGCACTGATCCATCAACTTCTATTATCCATGTTCCGTATTTATCCATCCATAATATGTCGGGGTTCTTTATTTGATAGCTTTTATCAACTTGTGATGTTTTTAATTTTTCTAATATACACAATAATCTATCATTTTTGAATATCAGGTATGGCTCTCGCATGGCATTAACTTTGTGTTTTTTCAACAAATGCCCTTTAATTTTGATTAACTGTTCTGTATCAGATTGACCACGTTGCTTTTTCTTGCCTATATTATACCCTGATAATTTCCCTCTTGGCATATTAATCAATAATTGTAGAGTCATAATCGCAGATATAGACCACCTTTTCAGTGGACGTTTTTCTTGCTTCAGTCATTATTCCAGAACAATAAGGACAGAATTTCATGCTAATTCACAATCTTTACAAATTTGCATACTTCGTTCTGTTCGTGTGAACAATTCTTCCCTGCAATTTTTACAGAATATTTTGCTACGCATATCTAACCATATCCTTACTTTTAATTAAACATTCACTACAAACAGAATTTATTGTTTTATCGGTGTAATGTTTTCTTGAATATAAGACTAAATTATGACATTTAACACAGACTTTTCTAATCCACCCATCTGTTTTTTTTATTATATTCCTGGATTGAACGTCCTCGCATCGTTTTGTTGTGTGCATAATATTAGTATCAGGCTCTAACGGTCTGTCCCCTTTCTTCCAATTCTCTCCCCAATGAAGTCCGTCAAGTCCACAGAACTTACAAATCATTGGCTTTCCTAAACTCCACAGCGTATGCCTTGTCTTTTTTGATGAATCGTTCCAAGTGTAATTTGCATAGTTTTCTCATCTCAGTTTTGTTTATCTGGATAGGATAAATGCCTTTGTCTTTGCACTCAGATATTGAACACTTCATAATTCGTTTAATTTCCTATTATGCAGTCCTATGATGTAGTTAAGTGCGTTGTCAAGTTGTCTGTATTCTTCCTTGCTTTTTATTTTCTGATAGAATTTTTTCCACATCTCAGGGTTGTCGTTAGCCTCATAGAAGTTAGGAACAGCAAGTATTCCATCACTTTTGAATCCTGTTAATTGTGTTTGAGGGTTATTTGACTCTCCATGTTTTTTAATAAATTCTTCAAGTGCAATCTCTATCATCTCACTCTTGCTTTTTTTACCATATTCAGGTATGCTTTCAAGAGAGTCTAACAGTTTTTGTCTTTTTTCTGTTTTAACCCACAAAAAATTACTCATAACAACTCTCCTATGTATATATATATTATATATATATATTCGATATTATTATTAGTCATCTTTCATCATCTCTGTTAGTTGTTGTTGTTTTATTGCTTGTTCTTCTTGTTGTTGTTTGAAATACTCTTTAGCTTCTTCGTGAATCGTGACAAACTGTTCAGATGGTTCTACTGTTTTACCACCTTTATGATCATTTGCTAAACATGAACACAGTTTTTTTGCGTGTTCCAGACTCATTATTCCCATGACATTTTTAGGGTGTTTTACCAATGCCTGTGCCACACATTCATTACAACCTCTTGACACGACTTTGCCATCTTTTACTGTTGCAGATTCCCCTGAACAGGCTTTACACATCAATCTTAACTCTCCTTAGATTTTTATTGAGTCTTTTTGTTCTAAGTTGCACGTTACAACATGGACATCTTTTTTCTTTCTTTAAGAAAAATTTAGAACAAACTGCACAGTAATTATGCAGTTTATATGCTCCCTGTTTTTGTGCTGTCGCACATAATTTGTCACACCTGGATTTGCAACAAAACCCCAATTATTCTCCCTCCAATATGTGTTGGACTTTGCATTGTTCACAAAAAAGCGTGGTTTTTGATATTCTCTTACCACATTGTGAACATGAAAATAAGATCACAACGTGGGGTTTTCTGAATGTTTGTGTTAAATTCATTGTGTGTGCCTCATTATTCTTATTTTTAAATTTTTAGTGTAGTAATTTGGAACTAACAACATAAAACATTTAGGGCAAATTTGCCAAATATCCCAAGTCATAGATCGGCTTTTTTTGGCTTTCACTGTTTTATCGCACCCTAAACATCTCATTGACCTCTAACCTCTAACCTTACTTTTGTTGCATTAGAATAATATTCTGGAACAAGTAGATTAAAACAAGCAGGACATATTTGCCATGTTCTCCAAGTAAATGCAAGTCTGCCACCATTCAGTTTAATTGTTTTGTCACACCCTAGACATCTCATTGTGTTTTTTTCCTTTCTTTTTTAGTCATTATAGTCAGTAAAAACAACCTGTATAGATTCTCACGTTTTAGACTGGATAGTCCTCGTTTGGGGTGGTCAATCCTTGTGTGTATTCCATTCTTGATAAGTGCAAATCTAAAGGGCATGGCTTCCACCATTGGCACAAGTTTATTCAGGTATTGTAATCTGCCTTTCTCTCCCTTTGGGAAATTCTCTCGTCTAATATCATTATCAAGATACCATAAATGATGTATGACAAATCCTCTGTCCTTGAATTTTTCTTGAGTTACAAAACATTGATTGTCATAGAACTGTGCCATGTATCGCATAGCCTCTTTTGCAGTTTTAAATTTAGACAAGATCCATTCTCCACCCTGCCCTGTTCTTGTTTTCCTTTAGCCATTTACGAGCCTCTTGCCACATATCAAATAACAAGGTTTCTTCAATCTCGTAGCATAGTTCTTCATCATCAAGATCATCAAGCAGATACTTGTTCCACTTTCTCATCAACTTGACAAATGTTGGATTCTTGTAGTAATTCATATTAGAAAAAATAGGTAAGGTAGAACTCATGATGATTTCTCCTTTGTTGCTTTGATCAACATTAAACTTAACAGATGCGTAGTTTTAGCATTGACTATCTGACCAAATGTGTTACTAGATTCTGACATATCAGGGTGTGTTTCTTTTGCTCTTTTGTATGCAAGAGATTCTACCCTAGCCAAGCCATTATACAGTATTTCTTCATCATCTGAAAGTTCTTCTGGATCTGTATAGATTGTTGTTTCTGACACGCTAGATGGACTTCCCTCAAACGACATATTGCCTTGACAGTTCTTGCCATCAATACACCATGCAGGATTGCCTTTAGAATTGGTCTTTCCTGTTTGAATGATTTCATCTCCTAGTTTCCATGTTTTGCCACAGGCATAACACTTACCGTTGTCAAACTTTGCTTTCATTGTTTGTAAGTTCCTTTTGGATTATTTAATAGTTTGTTTTTATCTAATGAATAATATCCACTTGTACGATTATAATATATCGTCACACCGTTATGTCTTAGATTAGTTATATGTTGTCTGATTGATTTTGGAGTAGCATTTGTAAAGGCTCTAATCATTCCAATGTTTGCTGGTTGAGTTTTTAGTAGATAATAGATTTGTTGAGCCTTTGTTGATGTATCTTTTACACTTGAAGTGTGACAAGAACAAGAGCATTTTAAGGTCTTATTAAAACATCTTCCATGTGAATTTCGGTAACAAGTATAACTGATTCTTTCTGTCACTATTTTTTCGATGGCTTTTCGTTATTTATATTTTCTAGTTGTATCTGCAACTGTTTGATTATGCCATCACGTTTCATTATTTCTTCCCTTTGGTAGATGATAATGTCAACTAATTCTGATGTGGTTGTCAATAATTATTACCCTGTATGGTTATTAAAATATTTTACGTTAAGAAGTTTCTACGCCACCCACCATTTAATCTATACCATACTGTATAAGTTGGAGATGTTGAGTTATATTGAATACCCATACACCCATCTAAATTACCAAATATACCATCTAGTGTAGAATTAACCCCTGTTGAATATGTTGTAGTTGACGACAAATAAGGAACTTGCAAACTACCAGCACTACCAACTGTTAATGTTGATGATGATACTTGTAATCCTATAACACCAAAAAAGCCTTTTACTGATTTACCTGTAATTACACCAACATCTTGATTTGCAAATACAAGACTATTATCTACTTGTAATCTTAATGTTCCACTTGTAACCACTTGTATTGTATCATCACTTACTGCTTGAATGTAACTATCTCCATCTGCATCTATTGTTAATTCATTACCATCTAAATCAATATCAGAACTTAACATTGTAATTGGTGTTGCCATAAGTAACCCTGTGTTTGATATAGATGCTCTTACAGAACCACCTGTTGAAATTTGAATATTATCATCTGAGATTGATGATATGATTGAATCTCCATCTGGATCTAATATTAACTCATTACCATTTAAATCTAAATCAGTGGTTAGTGGGTTTGTTAAACCAGCAGTTCCACCTACTTCTGATGTCACACCACCACTTCTCACATACACTTTGTTATCTGATGTATTATGCCATAATTCTCCATTATTGGGAGAAGATGGTGCTGTTACTGCTTTAAGTGATAATTCTTTTGTGTTGACATCAAGAAAGGGATATAGAGTAGTTCCAACGCTTTTTAATGATGTTGTATTAACTAAATCTTGTCTGCAATCAATAAGACTACTTTGAACTTGAAGAACAGTTGATCCACCTATATCAAATCTGTGAACTTCACTTCCACTTGATGATGTTCCGTATGTGATTCCTGTTATGCTACCAAAGTCAATTCTGTTTTGACTGTCTAATCTTAAACTTGTCAGATATAATGTGCTTGTTTTTTCAGTATCAACACCAATCTTTGTGTTTTGTCCACTTGATACTTCAGGTGGTAATAATGGCATACTTCTAAATGTTGAGGACATACCTGTGGCATTTTGTCTATCTTGCCCAAATTGTTTTGATACTTCTCTATCTAAATTTGCGTTTCTGTTAAAGATGCTTCTTGGCTTACCCATTATGTGAACACCTTAACTCCTTTAATTCTACGTTTTAATCCACCTGAACTTGTCGGGGATTTTATGATACTATATTCTATTCTTTTAGCTACTAATTCAATTTGATTACTTGTGCCACCGTCACTTTCATTAACCAACTCAGAATTTTTAAAATAAAAAGCATCTCCAAAATCAATGTCAAATACAGAGTCGCCTGATGTTTCAAGATTAAACTCTTTATGCTGGAATTTTTCTATTTCTAATTGTGCCTTTGCATCATTTAACAACTGATGATATACAGTAATATCAGGTCTTTGCATAAATGCTGGTTGAATATTAACACTTGTGTCTTGACCACTTGTCACTAATAATGGCTTTATAAATCTAAATGAGTCAATATAAAGTTCAACTTCTCCACCTAGTGCTGTTTCAAATGTGACTGAAACATTCTCATCATCTAATATACTTGCTGTTGGGTTGTATCTACCAAATTTATCGTAAGGTGCTAACCATTCAATGCCTATAAATTTCACGTTTCTCCATTCAAAAATATTTACAACTTCCAGGTCTTTTGGTGGAATTAGTGTAAATGCTCTCTCTAATCCATCTGCTGGTCGTCTGCCTCTATAAACCCTAAATGATGATATAGGTAATCTCATATCTTCCCAATGGTCTGAAAATTCTATTTCAAAATCAGAATAAACTACGTTATCACTTGTGTCAATCATAAAGCATCTCATTTTATGATTACCATCAATATCTGCTCCACTGATCTTTTTTAATTTAATCATAAATGCTATTGCGTTAATTTGTCCCAAATCCTCAGAACTTGAACCATGATTAAATCCTCTAAGACCGTCAGAGGTCAAGTGCATATTTTGTATATCCAAAGTTGATGGTTCATATTTTGTAGATGGTGTTGATTTAACAGATGATCCACCACCGTATATTCCACCAACACCCTCTGTTATTCCATAAGAACAATTTGGAAAAGGAAATCTAAAACACGCCCATGCACCACGTTTGTAAAAACTGCCTGTTGGTGTTGAATGACTAGCGATACTGTCTGCTATGTTTCCCCACTGCCATTGAAACTTTAGTGCTGAATTAACATTAGTTGTAAACGTTCCACCAGCTTTTGTAATATCGGGAAAATTAGTGCTGTCAGTTTGTGCAGATCTAGGTGTTCCATTTATCAAATCAACCCCTGCCACATTTGATATACTTGTGAAAGGGTGGAAACAATCATTAGCAAACATTGTGGTTGAAATGTCTTTCCATGTTGGTGTAGAACCAAAACTTGTCCCCTCATACATTTTTGACTCGTCAATTACTGCTATCTGAACATTGTTATTGTTTGATGTGAAAGAATACTTTGTTATCCATTTTGATCCGTCCCACTCAACAACTTGATTTGTGAAACCAGCTAAATCTCCTGTTGCTGAACCACTAGATGTGTGTGTTGAATATGAAGAAGCGTTGTTAATAACTAACACTCTGAATCCTCTTGGGAATCCATCTCTTGTTAAATCATAAGAGTAACCCTCATTACTTGCACCATTATCTGCCAAAGCATCTAATTGTGCATCTGAATAAGCTCTAACATCAACCCATGTTCTGAAAAAATTCTCGTCCCAAATAACAAGATTGTGATCCCACATCATATTTCCTGCGTGATTGTTTTCTGGATCAGAACCCATAACTGCCCAAACAGCATTTTTATCATCTGTCCATGCACTGTATTGAATATTATCTCCAAATTCATCTCCCATATCTATTCTTTCCCAATAAGAATCTGATAATACAGTAGGGGGTGGTGTGTTACCTTGATTATTAGCGACCTTTGATTTATAGTGTTTTCCTCTACCGTTTGATTGTGTTACTTTGACTTTGGCGTTCACTGCATATGAAACACTAGAATTGTATTCAGGTCTAAATGCAAATTCTATCAGTTTTGAATCATATTTACTAAAATCAACAGGTAAAGTTCCATGATACGCTGATCCCCAAGACAAAATATTTGTGCCTGTTTCCATCACAATCTGACCGTCTTGATTTCCAACTGTTTTTGGATTGGTAACTTTGGCGTTTTCTACTGTGACAGTTGGCGTGTTATCTCCTGCTGTTCTTAATCTTAATCTAATACCGTTTTTATCAGTAGCAATAAACGATAACTCATAAAATGTTAAAGCACCACCAGCATCAACAGAAGCACCGAATTTGTCAACCAAATCAAGTAATCTGTTATATGTCGTATCTTCGTGTAAAGCATAATCATAATTATTATAAGTGTAATTTGGTAAATCGTTACCTATTGTGCCATTCCAGGCAACATTACCACTTATTAATGATGGTTGTTTTGAACCTTTGTTTTCATTGTAGATGCTGACAATATCTTTAGCAACATTAAAGCCTGATTGAAAATAATATGGTTTTGTGAAATTGATATGCTGTGTATGATATTCAATACCTAAACATTCTAAAGTTAAAAGTGTTCCACCTTGTGATTTGTCTTGACTTGGAATAAAACTAATAACTTCAAAATATCTGTCATAATTATTCCCACCTAAATCAGTGCACTCTATATGTATTCTATCTCTTTTATCTATGATGTTACCTGTTGTAATATATCGTCCTTGTAATGCTCTTAAAATTATTGTGGCTTCATTTACTTCCCCTGTTCCTGTATCTGTAAATAATGGTATAGATGTTATATCGTTTGTAATATCTGCTGTCGTTGTATAACTGTCTGTTTCATCATACCATGTTACTGTAAGACTAGAATAATTAGATGGCACTGTTTAAATCTCCACCCAATGACAACGATATTTCAAATTCAACCATATCTCTTCTTTCCCCAATGTAGTTAAATCTAGCGTATCTTAAATGATAGCCATAAGTTGGTGTTGGTGTTACATTCCATTGTGGTGCGTTTCCTAATTCTAAGCCAAATCGTCCTTTAGTATAGCCTGTCGTTATATTGCCATCTTTTAACCATTTTTGTAATTTATTTATCGAGTTTGTTGAAACATCGTTATCTGCATCTCCTATAACACCTTTAATCATAACGTCTAAGCCATCAATACCCATATCTTGTAATTCGTTGTTATCTGCATCAACAGCAGGATTTTCTGGAACTGCTCTACGAAAATCAACAGAAATATCTGAGATGTATGCACCATCACTTGGGACTTTGCCACTTGAATTAAACTCTATATAATTAGTAGATCCTGCTGTGCCTTTTAATCCATCTCCTGCACCTGACTGAACTTCCCACACCCAACTATTTCCTGCCATTATCTGCTACCCCCAAAGACATTAGCACCTTTACCAATTCTTGTTTTAATCTGCTGACCTGTTGCTACTTGTGTAGTTCCTGGCTCTCCAAAATTACTGTTAATAACCCTGTCAATAGTTCCTGTTGCAACCAATCCTCTTGATGATACAACTTGATTATATCCACCTCTAAGTCCACCAATGCTTGTGATAATTACATTATTGATACCCTGTCTTATTTTTTGTTTTTCTTCTCTGCTTCTAAATGCTAAAATTTCATTATTAATATCACGTTTAAATCGTCTGTCTAACATTCTTCCTGGTTTCATTAATTCTCCTATAATCCACTTGACTGCTTCAAATATCAATAACGCAAGTGCTACAACTCCTGCACCTCTTGCAAATTTTTTCATAAATGTCTGAAACATAAAACCTGTGGGGTTTGTTGCTATGCTTCTAACATTGGCAAACTGATCTGATGTGAATCTATGTATTTCTCCTATGTTACCTTTATCAAATTCTTTAACTCTTTCAGTTAATCCTTTTACTTCTGTTTTTTGTTTTATTGTTTCACTGTCTGATTTGTTTGTTTGATTTTTAGATTCTTGTTTAATTAATTCTATTATATCTGATTCAAAATCTGGATCTTCTTTTGTATATGAACCCTCATAAACCTCGTTTATGTGTCCTGGAGAAGCAGAAGTAAAGTCTGCACTAAGCAGAACAGAATCTATCATCTCGTTTATTTTTTCAGAGATTTTTCCCAATTAACCACCTAACTGATAGTAATGGTGTCGCCTGTTATTCTTACAAAAATATCTATTGATACTTTTCCCTCTGCTGGTTTTGATACGTCATAATCTCTAAGTATGCCTGTGGCACTAAATGTTTTAGTTGTTCCACTTACATCTTTTGCTACAATCTTCCATGCAGTAGAAGTCATATCTCCGTCAGAATCAATCTGTGTAAGTGTGTTTAATGATGATAATTCAGGTGTGGAAACAAGTAAGGTTGCTGTAAAATAGTTATCTCCTTTACCGTATGTATAAAGAGCTCCACCGTCAGTAGTGGCAATTCTGTCTTCAGTTCTGCCAATGTGTAATGATAAGTTAGTTAGTAAAATATAGTTGTCTGCACCTACTTCTAAGGTTAGTTCAGAAGCATTTACAATCTCAGTAATTTCTCCAAGATTAGCCATATAGACTAAAATGTGGAAACATAATATAAAGAGAATTAATCAAGCTCTGACTATTACTTTTAGCCTAATCATTCTACCTCTCACTCTATCTCCTTTAAACATAGCAGGAAGATCATTTATTGCTATGATTTCTGAGGCTTCTGCCACTCTTGTGCTTTCCAATCCACCTGGTGCTCTTAAATCATAATTATTGTCAAGTAATTCCACTATCGCTTTTGTGAAATCATCAATTTTTTCTTCTGTATCTGAACCGTCTTTTGCTTCTACTACAAGATATATTAACAGTCTAACGTCCCATTCTTCCCCATTACCCTGATTGTTTGTGACTACCATGTGATGAGTTTGAACAGCGACATTTTGATCTGATGTAACCCAGCATCTTGGTAATGGTGGCTCTTGGATTGCCTTTGGACTAGGACTTCCTGCCTCTATCTTTCTAAACTTTGTCTTGTTGTTTGGTGTGGAATCCCAAAGGTTAGTTGTATCTGATTTGAGTATATCCACAACTCTTTCTTTGATAGCAAAAAGATCAAGTGAGGTCATGCGATAACTTCCCCAATATTAAGAGTCTTAATGTTAGAGAAAAATATGCTTCCTGCACTTAGGACGTATTTTACCTGTATCTGCCATATTCCGGGATTGTTTGTGAAGATTGCTGATGCTGTTGTTATTGACCATATACCGTCTGTTCCACCGTCAACATTAACTGCTGAGGCAGAATATGAGGTAACGTTTCCATCTGGATCTCGCAGATATACGGTTACGCTAGATGTGTCATTCAGGTCAAGAACTGCATCTGTACCGTTTGTTCGTGTCTTGGCAGTTCCACGAATAACTGTTCCTACATCTTCACTACTGATTGTTATGAGAGAACCGTTAGCCATTATACATCATCACTAATGATAAAGTCGCCTGAATTAAGAGAATCAACAACTGTAAAGTCGTTCACATCTTCTAGTGAGGTTACTATGAAACTGTTTAGGTTGATTAGTGCAGTTGCAACAAAGTCGCCAAGTGAATAGTCGATTCTTACTATTCTGATTCTCTTTACTGCCTCTACAAGTCCAACTGTGTCGATTGCTTCCTTGATAATACCTTTGACAATATCTGTTACCTCTGTGAGTCCTACTATCTCGTTAAATGTTCTGACGATATTTCTTAGTCTGTCAGTTGCCTCTGTTAGTCCAACGGTTGAGGATATGTTTCTGAACATTACTCTTGCCCTGTTGACGGATTCTGTAACACCTACTATTTCGGATATTCCAATAGTCCATCTGAGGCTTAGTGATTCCAATAATCCTACATTTTCTACAAATATTCTGACAAGATCCCTTAGTCTTAGTATTCCCTCTGTCAATCCAACTGTGGAGAGTATGTTGTGAACAGTTCCGTCTATTTGGTTGTAGGCATCTGATAGTCCAAGTGTTGAGGTTGTGGCGTTTCTGACAATTAAGAGGTTATCGATAAGATAGAATCCTGTGCCATCTTCAAGCAGATAGTTTCCTAGTCCGTCTTCTAATCCGTAGATATTTGCATCTCTGACAATCTTTCTGTTTGTGCCTTGCAGATTGAGTATGGATTGTGCAACCATTCTGACAAATCCAAACACCTTGTTAACTGACTCGGTAAGACCAACGGTTGATGATACGACCTTTCTGAGTCCACGAATGTAGTTAGATGCTTCGACCATTCCAACTGTCGATGATATGACCTTTGTTGGAATATCCTGTTTGTATAGTCCTGAACCATCTTCTAAGAGATAACTGCCTGAATCATCTTCAAGCGTATAAACGTCAAATGTAACCTTTTTGTTTAGGACACCCTCTAATGATACGAGTGCCTGTGTGACAGTTCTTGTAAGTCCTGTAAAGTAATTCCTTGCTTCTGTTAGTCCTAATGTTGATGTTACTGCCTTTATGATTGTCTTGAACTTGCTAGAGTTTTCTGTAAGACCAACTGTTGAACTTACTACCTTTGTTGGAATGTCTTGAAGATAATTGCCTGAGCCATCTTCTAACTGATAGTTCCCAGAGTTATCCTCTAAGAGAAATTGAAAGCTCAATCGCCATGTCCACTAACAAATACGAGTGTCATAGTTGTGCCCACGTTGTAGTAGAAGCGTTCCAAATGTAAGCTTTGTTAGTGTCAGTTTCTTCAAATATTGTTCCGTCTTGTAAATTATTATTAGTAACAGATGTTACTCCGTCATAAAACTTAACATCATCAATATAACCTCTAGCTTGATTATTTGTTGTAGTAAGAGTTGATGATCTAATGACAATATTATCTAGACCTGTTATTCCTGCATCTGTTATAGTTTCACTTTCAATTAATGTTGAATATGATGAATCTGAATATAATTTAAAAGTATAAGTTCCACTACTGCCAATAATTTCTACATAATAATTACCTGAACCATCTCCACCTGTGGTTGATGGGGTTGTTGCAAAATCAGTTCCAGAAGTGGGTAATGCTATACCATCGGCAGTAAAAGCATAAAATTTGTTGATAGTATTAGTAACACGCCATATTATTCCTACTTCATCTCTAGCTGTTTCTGTTGGTATATCATTATCACTTGATATACCGATTAATGCTCTTACAGAATCAGTATTGCCTGTTTGTGTTATTGTTCCAATGTTTAATTTAAGTCGTAATGTAAAATTTGCATCTGTTCCTAATGCTGTTATAGCATAATAAGATACTTCATCAAAGTTCCCATCTTTTTCTTTAAAGTCTAAAACACCTGTTGTTGTATTAACACCAATTATAGTATTGTCCGAATCTGTCCAATTATCTGCTGAAAAATTATCTTCAAAGTCTATTTTAGGTCTTTCACTATTTGTTCCCCTTGCTCTTTTTCCTGCTAACCACTCTATTGCCATATCTTCTCTCCCTCGTTCAAATGGTCATAGTATTCTTGGCTCATGCTTGTTCCACCCAAGTTGTTCCGTTATACCAAAATCGTTTGTTTGTGTCAGTTTTAATAAAAATAGAGTTTGTTTCAACATTTGAAAGTAATGGAGTAGATTCACTTCCTACTGTAAGAATATCTGAATTTGATTTTTCTGCATTGTATGTTGCGATTGCTTGGCTACTTGGTCTGATTTTGTCTGATAGTTTAACGTTATCAACCAACCCGTCAAATGTTCTAGTTCCACCATTCTGTGATCCTATATGTAAATTATTTGCACTATCATTTACTACACTTCCTACTGGCGTGTTTGTTTCAGTTAATCCATTACCAACTGTGTATTTTACACCATTAATTATGAATATTGGATTATTATCAAGACTATCTTCATTATATATTATTTGGCAAATTGATGTTTCATTTAGTGGAATAACTGCATTTGTTGTAGTCCATTGACCACTTGCAGTTGTATTATGAGCATCATATCTAAGTTTTACAAATCCACTTGCCTCACCAGTTACTCTTATATTACTTCCTTTACCAAGTATTCCACCTAAATTATCTTCACCATCTGATTTTGGATTAATTGTGAAATTATATGTAGCACCACCTGTCATAATATTATCTATTGAAGTATCAGAACCAACATTTATTGTAGTCGTAGATCCGTTTGCATTAAGTCCAACTGAATCATTTTGTTGCTCCCAATCTACACTGGTATCAGTTCCGTCATTTCCATAAATCGTACTGTCTAGGGAATTTCCTTGTAAGTGATATACTGCTTTGTAGTTTGAATCATATACTGATTGTTCTCTGTTACCTGATTCAAAATATGTAAGTGTATATCTTAACTCTCTGCCAGTTTGCTCTGTAAATGTTGAACTGTTATCTGTCCAAGTTGTGAAATTAATATTTGCATCTCCATCAGCTCCTTCAATATCAAAGTTCCATGAACCACCACCACCGTCAGTATCTCCAACTACCATTATATGATCATCTGCTTGAATTGTAACTGGATTAGCAAAATTATAAGTGTATGTTTGATAACTTGTTGATAATGTTGAACTGCTTGGTGTTTCTGATGCAGTTGATCTTACAGTTGATGGTGTTGAACCAAAATGCTTACAGACCATATTTTGAGCTGGGCTTGAATTACTACTGGAATATTTCATATAAACTGTAAATGAAGATATTTTTTTACCTACTAATACATGACCTGATGCAATTCGTAATCCTGCTCCACCTGAATCTGCTTGACTCCAATCAAGACCTGCTGTATCACTTGATGTGTTTTGTGTCAATGTGTTAGTTGCTCCCTGAACAAGTGTAACAGTTGAATCATCTGGAACATAACTTGGATTAGCACTTGGATTATAATTATGATACATATACAAATTAAAGTTACTTCCAGTAGTTAGTGTTGGAATTTTAACCTCTCCATAATAATCTCCATTAATTGGATCATATGATAATGTCTTACTTGGATATTGTATTGCTGAGTTTGTTGTATCATCATTTGTAAATACTATCTTTTTTCCCGAAGCGTTTGGTGATGAAATTCCATTCCAAAATGACAAATCATCAATAGTTCCAGTAATAGAATCTCCACCAGCTGCATCTACTAAATTACCAATCCAAAGATAACGCAAGTTTTGAATTGTTGAAGCGATTGTCAATGTTTCATCGTAGAAAACAACTTCATCATATCCACCTGTAAATACCTGAACTCTCATTGTGGTTTTATTGATTCTTGAAATTCTTGTATAGTAATTAGTGGATGTTGCTGGACTTACTGTTCCAGTATTGTTTTGAGGTAATGCTCCACCATTAACTCCAACTGCTCCATTGTACGAAGTTCCATCAAAGTTTTGATAAAGTCCAATGAAATCATGTGTTCCGTTTTGTGCAGTTGCAGAATCTTTGTCACTAATTCCAAACCATAATCTATTTCCATTTCCAGAAGTATAAACGTCAGAATGATTTTGAACATATTGTAAACACCAAGCATTATCATCAGCAAATATTCCACTTCCTAGAATAGTTTGTAAATCATAACTTGAAGCATCATTAGTGTTATCTCGTCTAGGATCATAAGCTAGACTTCCACCTGTGACTTGTTGTTTTGTATCTTGGTCTATCCAAGCATCAGCAGAGAAATCATCTGTATGTGTTGCTGTTTCCTGTTCTACTGGATTTGTAATTCCATTCCAAAGTCTGAATTTTGTAATATTAAGACCAAATTGTTGTGTTGCACCTTGATCATGTATATCTGCTTTAACATATCGTAATCCTGTTACACTTCCAAATACTACGGATTTTTCTTCCAATAGAATTGTTCTTGCCTTATCTGCATAAAATCTCAAATAAACATTAGTTCCATCTGAAACCATTGAGGCATATTCAGAAGCATTATCAGGCATTTGTCTAGTGAATGTTGCCGTTGAAGTTCCTCCTGCAACAACATTTGATGCATCTAAAGCATATAATCTGTATCTATATCCAGTTCCAGATATTGAAGTAACAACCATACAGAATCCATCTTGATTTTCATCTCCAAAAGTAGTATTTTCATCTAAACTAGATACACCTACACAATATTGGAAAAAATTTCCAGCAGTTCCAAAAGTCAAAGTATCTGTGTCCCAATCCAAACGGAATGTTGAACCGATTGAAGTTGCATCATAAGCTATTCCTTGATCTGTTGCAGTTGATGAATATATTAATTCTATACGTTCATCTGTTGTATCTAATGTGAAATCACTTCCAACAGTTGACCAACCAGTAGCACTACTAAAATCAGAATCTAAAGTTTCTACTGTCTTTCTCTGCAAGTCTGTATCTCCTTGAATCTTTATTGGTAATACAAAGTCTGTTATTGTTGATGGATTTACTTCTGAGATTTCATTGAAAAATTCTAAATCATCTAATGTTCCAGTAACATCACATTGAGTTCCAGATAAATTATTTGGCTCATTTCCAACCTTGATGTATTGTTCATCTGTTATTGCTGTTCCATTACTTACAATAAGATATTCTACAATAGTTCCGTAATGACTTCCTATCCTTATGGTAAGAGTTGAAGTTGTTGTGTTAATTCTTGAAAGTGTCCAATAATAATCAACACCTGTACTTGGATTGTATGTTCCTACTGCCTGAGTTCCACCAGTTGGATTTAAAACAAATCTATTTTTACTTCCAGAAGAATTTGCCTGATGATAGAATTTAATCGAATTACCTGTTTCAGAATTACTTGTTTGACTATTTGCATGAATGCCAAAATATGTATTCACATCTCCAACTTGATCTATATTTAGAACTGAGAAATTCAATATTCCTCTTAATGTCCATCTAGAATTACTTACAGAAGTTAAATCTATGGCAGTATCATCAATAGTTCCATCTGCAATATTATCAAATGCTAATACTCCACCTGAAACTCCTATGTTTGTTGCATCGTTATCTGTAAAATTATCGCTTGAAAAATCATCTTCAAGTGTTGCGGTCTGCTGACTAGGTATGTTTTCTACTGTTGTAATGTTATTGTAAAATTTAATATTATCCACCTTTCCTGAAATAGATGCTGTTGCATCACTTGCATTGTTAGTTGCAAGTTTGATATATCTTAATGTTGCAGGAGTTCCAGCAGGAGTAACTACATCATGTTCTAAAACATTTGTCCTATCGGAATCTGAATAAACAGTAATTGACCATTTAGTTGAAGAAAGTCTAATAATTCTAATATAATATTGTCCAGTTGTTTCCATAACATCAGAGTTTCCATCATTGATAGCATCTATACCTTGAGAATCAGGTGTGGAAAGAAAACACTCTATCGTTGGAGCAAGATTCCAATTAACAAATATACCATCTTGTGCAGAATCATAGTTTCCAGTTGTAGAACTTAATCCAATTCCAAATCTTCCACTTGTTGTAGTTCTAGTTGTCAATCCAGTTATATTAAAATCAAAATCCAATACCCATTTTTCATCATTTACTGCACTTGCTCCAAGATCATAATATGCAGTATGATAAGTTCCGTCCATATCAGCATTAATATCAATTTGTTCAGATACTACTGTTATATCTCCTGTCATTCCAGACCAACCACTAGCAAAAGTTGAATCACTAAAATCTGCTGTTTTCTTTGCACCGTTAACTGTAATTTGTTTTCGATTATTCCAATCTGTTAATGCTGTTGGTGTGACAAATGATGCATTAGGATTATCCGTTCCCATGATTCTTCTGCTGTCAAGATAGTTAGCCATGTTTATTCATACAACTCCGTCATACTTAAACTTCCTCTGCCCATCTAAAGCCAGTAGATGAAAATGCATCATAAATTTTAACATTATCAATCTCCCATGTTGAATTATTGGCAAAAGAATCAGCCCTATGTGAATGTTGTATAGTTGTTAATCCGCCAATTGTTGATGGAATAGTAAAATTATATGGAGAGTTTGTTATGTGTGTAGTTCTTCCAGAATCAGTAAACACGGATATTTTTATATTGGTTGAACTTGTTCTTTCTACTCTAAGATAATATAATGTTCCAGCAGTTAGGTATAAAATAGAAGTTGGAATAACCTGTGTCCAACTTCCAGAACCATCTTTATAGAAACCATAAACTTTAGGTTGCAGACCACCGTTTCCGTTAAATGTTATTCCTACACTATCTTGGGTTGCTGTTTCTATGTTTGATGTTCCAGCAGATAATCCAAATGGTATTGAATACCAATCCGATGCACTAATCATTTTTAACTCAAATTCTGCACTCCATGTAGTATTGGATAGTGTGACTCCTAGTGATTTTGTCACTGATTCCTGTGTTCCAATTCCACTATTACCTGTACCTTTTACCTTGTCTGGTGTACCACTATCAACTGTTACTTTAGTTCCAGTTTGTGTCCAACCTGAATTAGTAGTATAATCATCTTCGAAAATTAGTAAATTTTCTAGATAATTGTAAATCTTTCGTGTATCAGTTTCTTCAAATCTTGAACCTGATTGAACGTTTGTTGGTTTAGTATCACTTGATAATCCTTGAATTCTACGCCCTGCATGATAAGTGATAGCCATTAGACAACAACACCACTTCTATGCAATTTGCACCGTAACATAACTTCCGTTCTTTTTAATCTTTGCGTAAACACCTTGATTGTTAGAATCAATAGTAGCAACCCAGATAGAAACTTGTGATGAACCCTCTGTTGCTGGGGAAGTATATGTTGGTGTATATGATGATGATTGTAAGATTGGATTTAATTCTGCACCCCCACCAGCACTTGCCCAGATAGGGTTTGCTCCTGTGCCTTGTGTCTTTAGGAAATAGCCTGATGTTCCTGCTGGTAGGCTTACCCAATTTGTTCCGTTGAAATATAGCACATCTCCCTGAGCCTGACTTCCAACTGATACGTCTGTCAAGTCGTCAAATGATGCTACTGTTGATGCTACTTTCCATGTAGCGTTTCCTGTTGATGTATCTTTAGTTAAAACATATTCATTTGTTGCACCTGATACCTGTGTAAGTGCGTTAATTGCATCTTGTGCTGTTGTTGCTCCACTTCCACCCTGATTGATTGGAACTGTGCCTGTAATGGTTGAAAATGCCTGTGTTCCTGTGTGATTGGCTCTTGCTAATGGATCTGTTGCTAATTTAGATAGTGCAATTCCTGCTGAGGCATCAATGTTGGCGTTTGCTATTAGACCATGCTCAAGTGCAGTTCCACCTGAGTTGGTTTTTACAATATAATTAGCAGTTCCAGGAGCAAGTTTAGTGATAACAATTCCTGCACTTGCCTTTATGTCAGCGTTCTCAATATTTGTAATACTATTGCCTGTGCCATCGGCATCAAAAGTTTTGTTTGTAAATGTATCAGTAGAACTTGCAGTTATACCACCTACGTATGTTTTAATCTGATCAATAGTCGCTTTTTTAGATACAGGAGTTCCAGATGGATCATCAATAATTGCAACTAAATCCTCTCCTGCTACGGTTGTGATTGCACCTAATGCACTAATCTTTACATCTACCATTAGTCAGCACCTAACACATAATTGATTCGTTCTTTATGTCTGACTTTGGCATTAAGTTTAGTTTCAGATTTACTTGGAGTTCCATTAATACGATTAAGCATCTCAAACATTCGTTTAAGGCTCATTGATTCTCAAATGCGTGATTAACGAATATCTTTAGGGTGTCTGATGCAGTTTTTGCAAAGCTAGTGAATGAGAATGAGCATAATAGTTTGGTTGAGGTTGTTGGACTAGCGTTATCGTGGATTACTCCTTGTTCTACATCTGTATCGTTCCAAGATGATGCTGAATAGTTGACAGAATAGGAAACTACGTCCAATCCATCGCCTGTGTTATCTGCATCTCCTGTATCGTTGGTTTTTGGATAACCAGCAGAAAATGTCTGACGAGAGTTTGCAATTTTTGATGTGCCACCAACGTCAAAATTATTGAAAGTATCGGTTTCTGCCTCTGTATAAGCAGTTGTGCCAATTTCAAAGTAACCTGTGCCACCTTGTGTGCCACCAAAGTCCTCGTTAGTTGCTGGTGTTTCTCCTGCACCCATCTTGGCATAATAAATTTCCCCATCGTCTGTGACAAGGTTGTGTGTATAGTCAAATTCTTTAATCATCTCTTGTTTTCCACTTGGAGATACTTCTGGGAAACTCAAAACTCTGACAACGTTATCGTTCTTTGATTGAATTGAATTGTATCTGCTTCTATATTTTGGTGCATTGTCTGCCCAACTGTAAAATGATTCTTTTTTTGCTTCTAGGACTCTTTTTGTTTCGTTCCAAGAAGTTGGTAATTGGAATAACTTTGTCATATCAAACCTCTATAATTTTGATAATAAGAGA